ATTAGCTAAAACAGGTTCAGGAACACCAGTAGGTTCAGTTGGTCAGCTTCAAATCAATGCTGGAGGTAGTCCAGCTGTATTTGGTGCAGTAAATAATAGTTCATATAATAATGGTAATGGACAATTAACATTAGGAAATTTAATAGCTACTGGATCATTTACTGGATCTCTTACAGGCATTGCCACTACTGCATCTTATGTGAATTTAAAAGCAGGTCCTAGAATTCAAGCTATAAACTATAATGGAAGTGAAATCACCATTACTGGTTCAATAGGTGGTTCAGATACACAAATTCAATTTAATGATAATAATACATTTAATGGAGATTCAGGCTTTACATTTAATAATTCACCAAAATCATTACAATTTGGTAGTAGTGTAACAGCAATAGGAAATTATTCACATGCCGAAGGAAATTTTACACTTGCACAAGGAGATTACTCCCACACTGAGGGATTTTTTGTAACAGCATCAGGTCAATTTTCACACGCTGAAGGATACATTACTAAAGCGTTAGGAAATCGTTCACATGCTGAAGGAGAAGATACTATAGCAATAGGAAATGCTTCACATGCTGAAGGAAGTGCTACTATAGCATCGGGTGCATATTCACACACTGAAGGAAGATTTACAACAGCATCTGGAGACTGGTCACATGCCGAGGGTCTTGGTACTATAACATCAGGAACCTATCAACACGTACAGGGTCAATATAACATACCAAGTTCTACATCATCAGCATTTATTATAGGTAACGGTATAGCAAATAGTCAACGAAGCAATCTAGTATTTGCGGCTGATTCACAATTCCAAGTGACTGGTTCAGCAAGAGTAACAGGTTCAGTATTAGTAACAGGTTCATTTAGTGCATATAATAATAGTACTTTCTTTACTTCTTCATTTGTACATGATAGATTAACTCAAGTTGGCGCTACTAATCCATATATGTCATTAAGTTTAATTGATGGATTAGGAGTTAGTGGTTCAGTATTAGAATTACAATCCTTATCAAAAGGAACAACTGTTAATAATTATTTTAATGGAGGTGTAAATATTTCTGCCTATCCACAACCTGCAGGTACTACTTCGGGTAGATCTATAAAATTTATTAACTCAATATTAGGAACTCCTGATGCTAGTTCTTTTGAATGGCACTATAGAAGTACAGTTTTTATAGATAGTGCAACTAAAAAAATGACATTAGATGTACCTTCAGGAATATTATCTAACTCAGGTAGTATAGTAACATCAGGTAGTTTAACAATAGCCAGTGGTTCTACTAATACATCAAATGATTGTGCAATGTATTTTGGAACAAGTGGATCAGTAGGTAGTTGGAGAATAGCTCCATCTGGTGCTAATTTAGTTATTCAAAAATGGAATGGAACCGCATATTCAGGAGGAACAACCATAACACCTTAATAAAAATAAGAAATGGGATTAATAACATCAGACATAATAATTAGTGGAAGTTCTACAGCTTCATTATCACTAACCAACTTATCAACAGCCTCATCATTAACTAATATATTAGTTTATAATTCGGCTTCAGGAGTTATATCATACACGGCATCCTCAGCTGTTGGAGGTGGTGGGAGTGGAACTCCTGGTGGTTCAAACACACAAATTCAATATAATTCAGGTAGTACATTTGCCGGTACAGCAAGTTTTGCTTTTATTTACCGAAGCCAATCATTACAACAAGGTAATTCAGTTACAGCATCTGGTTTATTTTCACATGCTGAAGGAGCTAGTACTCAAGCGGTAGGAATATCGTCCCATGCTGAAGGAAGTGGCACTATAGCCTCAGGTTCATATTCACACGCTGAAGGATATAATACATCAACCTCAGGTAATAGTTCACATGCTGAAGGCTCTGGGACCTCAGCAAACGCAGATTTTTCACATGCTGAAGGATTTCAAACTCGAACAGATTCAAATTATTCACATGCTGAAGGAAATGGAAGTAAAGCATCAGGATTATACTCTCATGCTGAGGGTGAAGCTTCCCAAGCAGTAGGAGATTCTTCACATTCTGAAGGAAATGGTACATTCGCAACAGGAACTGGTTCACATGCTGAAGGAGTAAGTTCAACATCATTAGGGAGTTATTCTCATGCTGAAGGATCCCAAACTTTTGCAATAGGATATGCTTCACATACTGAAGGAGAAAATACTATAGCAATAGGAAATGCTTCACATGCAGGAGGTACAAATACTATAGCATCAGGTTCATATCAAACTGTTTATGGTTCTTATAATGTTCAAAATAATGTTAGTTCTTCATTTATAGTTGGTATAGGCAATGTATCAACCAGAAAAGATGGATTTACAGTAGATGTAGACACTAACTTATCTGGTTCTATTATGATTCCAACTAACACTGCCAATCCATCTTCTCCTAAAACAGGTTCAATGTATTTTAATTCTTCAACAAATCTTTTATATATTTATAATGGTACAGCTTGGAGATCAAGCTCATTTAGTTAATCAAAAATAAAATTTATGACAACAAAAGTTTTAACACCAGAAGAAATTCAATCCCTAAAATTAATTCAAGAAAAACGATTACAATTAACTGAACAGTTTGGTATTGTTGAATTAAGAATTCAAGAATTAGAATTACAAAAAGAATATTTAAAAGATGAATTGAAGAAATTCCACCAAGAAGAATTTAAAACAGGCGAATTACTTCAACAAAAATATGGTGATGGTACTATTAATCTTGAAAAAGGAGAATTTATTAGTAGTTAACATTTTCAATCACTTTTACCATATTTATAACAAAATTAAAATTAATTTAAGAAAAATAACAAATGGCAGAAGTACTTATTTCACCCGGAGTCTTAGCAAGAGAAAATGATTCTTCTTTTGTTCAAAAAAGACCAATTACTGTAGGAGCAGCAATCATAGGACCAACAGTTAAGGGCCCAGTTGAAGTTCCAACAATAGTAACTACATGGAATCAATACCAAAATGTTTTTGGTACAGTATTAGAAAGTGGTAGCACTGATAATAAGAAAAATTATACTTATTTTACATCAATCGCTGCTTACAATTATTTTGTAAATGGAGGCTAATCATTATTAGTAACTAGAGTTGTTTCAGGATCAGGAACATCATATTCATCTGCAACATCTTCTGGAATATTTAATAATATTACTCTTACTACAGCATCAGCAAATGCTGATTTTAGTTACTTATATAATCAAGCATCAGTAGTTGGATCTTCATCATTAAGTGTAAGAGGAATTACAATCCAAGTAACAGGTAGTACAGTTCCAGCAAATACTAGTACAATAATTTATGTATCTTCTGGTTCAAGTACCTCAACTACAGCAACAAATGTTGTGAATGCATTTAATGCTAGTGCATCTATATCACCTTATAATTCTAGTTTACAATTTATAACTGCATCAGTATCTGGTGCTGCCGGTGGTATTACTTTTGCTTCAACAAATGGACAACCAGCAAATAGCTATACATTCATTTCAGGAAGTACTACAGTAACACTTTCAGGAGGAACATCAGGCGCTCCATTCACATTAGAAACATTTTCTGAAGGTGTGATCATGAATAGTGTTAGTACTGAAACAGCAGGAGGTAATTTACCTAGTGGTTCAGCAGATAACGTTAGATGGCAAATTGTAAATGCTAGATCAGCTTCTGGAACATTTGATTTATTAGTTAGAAGAGGTAATGATAGTACAAATAATCCAATAGTATTAGAAACTTGGACTAATTTAACATTAGATCCAAATACACCAAACTATATTTCTCGTGTAATTGGTGATTTTCAAGAATTATATGATTCAACAAATACTCAAATTGTATACTCAGGTTCATTCCCTAATAGATCAAATTATATTAGAGTAAAAGCTGTAAATTATACTACTCCTAATTTCTTTGATAATGCTGGTAATTTTAAACCACAATTCACATCATCAATCCCATTAAATTCTACCGGCCCATTTGGTGGAGCAATTGGTAATATCCCAGGAGGTGTAAATTTCTATAATGCTATTAATTCTACAAATACTCAAGGATTAGTAGGATCTGATTATACTAATATGATCAATTTGCTATCTAATGCCGATGATTATAGATATAATATTATGTTAACACCTGGTCTATATAATACTAGTTATGCTGGACCTATTAATAGTATTATTACTGTTGCTCAGGATAGAGGAGATTTCTTATACGTTCCTGATCCAGTAGCATACAATTCAAATATTTCTCAAGTAAATACAGAAGCAGGTACTAAAGATACTTCATATGCTGCTATGTATTGGCCTTGGTTACAAGTAGTTGAACCATCAACTGGCGAATATGTTTGGGTTCCAGCTTCAACAATGATAGGTGGAGTTTATGCTTATAACGATACAGTAGCTGAACCTTGGTTTGCACCTGCAGGTATTAACAGAGGTGGATTATCAGGTGTAGTTAGAGCAGAAAAGAAATTATCACAAGGAAATCGTAATGATTTATATGCCGCTAAAATCAACCCAATTGCCACCTTCCCAGGAACAGGAATTGTAGTATATGGTCAGAAAACATTACAATTGAAAGCATCCGCTCTCGATAGAGTAAATGTTCGTCGTTTATTAATTTCTCTTAAATCATACATTTCTCAAATTGCCCTTAATTTAGTATTTGAACAAAATACAGCAGCTACAAGAAATGCATTTTTAAGTCAAGTTAATCCATATTTATCTAGTATTCAACAACGTCAAGGATTGTACGCATTTAAGGTGATAATGAACGATACAAACAATACACCTGATGTAATCGATAGAAATGAATTAATTGGTCAAATATACTTACAACCAACTAAAACCGCTGAATTCATTTATCTAGACTTCAATGTTACACCAACCGGAGCAACATTCCCAGCCTAAAATAAAAATATCTTCCCTCTGAAAAATGGGGGAAGATTTTTAAACACTACATATTTATAATAAAATTAAATCAATAGAAAATGGCAATTTTATCACCAAACGAAATATTTTTCACCCCATTTGAACCTAAAGTAAAAAATAGATTCATTATGTATGTTGATGGTATTCCATCATACACAATTAAGAAAATCGGTGCTGTAGGAGTAACAATGGATGAAATCAAATTAAACCACATTAATGTTTACCGTAAAATTAAAGGTAAAGCATTATGGGATGATATTGAAATGACATTATTTGATCCTATCACACCATCAGGCGCTCAATCAGTAATGGAATGGGTACGTTTACATCACGAATCTGTTACTGGTCGTGATGGTTACTCAGATTTTTATAAAAAAGATGTAACCATTAACATTCTAGGACCTGTAGGTGATATTATTTCAGAATGGATTATCAAAGGAGCATTTATTAAATCTGCTAAATTTGGTGATTACAGTTGGGATGATGAAGCAGCAGCTCAAGAATTGACTGTTAACTTAGGAATGGATTACTGTATCTTGAATTTCTAATTTAAAAATAAATTAAAGAAAGCTCGCCTAAACTTGGCGAGCTCCTTTATTTTCATTATATTTATAACAAAACAAGTTACATTAAATAAAATTTATGGAAAACAACATCCCAACAGAAGTTATTGAATTACCTTCAAAAGGCTTAATTTACCCTGAAGACAATCCTCTATCAAGTGGAAAAATTGAAATGAAATATATGACAGCTAAGGAAGAAGATATTCTTACTAATCAATCATATATTCAAAAAGGTACTGTATTGGATAAATTACTCCAAGCACTTATTGTTTCTAAAATCAATTATAACGATTTAGTTGTAGGAGATAAAAATGCAATTATGGTTGCAGCTCGTATTTTAGGATACGGTAAAGATTATTCATTTGAATATGATGGTCAAGAATATAATATTGATCTATCTCAAATTGATAATAAACCATTTGAACATTCAAATAAAGGAATAAACGAATTCAGTTACACATTACCATCAACTAATGTTAAAATTACTTATAAAATTTTAACTCATAATGATGAACAAAAAATTCAAACTGAATTAGAAGGATTAAAAAAATTAAATAAAAATATATCTCCTGAACTTTCAACACGTTTGAAATATATGATTACATCAGTGGATGAAGATCGAGAAACTAAAACAATTCGAGAATTTGTTGATAATCATCTATTAGCTCGAGACTCGAGGGAACTTAGAAAACATATTAAAGAAACTCAACCCGATGTTGATCTAACTTTTTTTCCCGACGGTTCCGAAAATAGAGTCGATATTCCAGTTGGGATTAGGTTTTTTTGGCCTGACTTCTGAGTCGGCACCTATAGCGAGAGCAAATTTATTTACCCAAATTCATGAAATTTGTTTTCATGGAAAAGGAGGATATGATTGGCCAACTATCTACGCTATGCCTAGATGGTTGCGCCAATTTACTTTTAATAAAATAAATGAGTTTTATCAAAAAGAAAATGAGGCTCATGAAAATGCTTCTTCTAAAAGTGGTGGAAACAAATCAACATTAATTGATTCATCAGGAAACGTAAATCGTGAAAATTGGGGAGGTGTTCCTAAACCTATTACTCCATCTGGTAAACCATCAACAAAATATAAATAAATAATATTTATAATATATAATATTTATAAAAATGGATTTAGAAAATTTAGGTCAATCTGCTGCTGAATTAAATATAGCATTTGAAACTTTAAAAGAACAAATCAGAAATAATGCTCAGTTATTATCTCAACTAACAGGAGATGCGGCTAGAGGATTTGAAGCTTCTATTTCTAAAACAAAACTTTTAACAAATCAATTAGCAACAGTTAATAAACAATCATTATCTAATTATAAAGAAAGATTACAATTTGAATCAAAGCTTCAACAAGCTCAAAAAGAATTAATCGGATTAGCTCGCCAAAGAGATATACTAACATCCAGATTATCAATAGCTACTAGAGAAGAAAGAGTTCAACTATTAGCATTAATAGATAATTACAATGATCTAATATATAGTTCTCAAGAATTAGTAGATAATACTAAAAGACTTAAAGAAGAACTACAACCTATTAATGATAATATAGGCACTAAATTATTAGGAACATTTTCAGATCTAGCATCCAAAATACCAGGATTAAGTAGATTTGCTGGACCATTTAAAGAAGCATCAGAAGCAGCTGAAAAAATGGCTATTCAAAATCAACTTATGTACGGCAGTGCTAATGGTATATCTAAAGCTCAATTAGAAAGTTTAAAAACAGGAAGAGGACTTACTGCAGAATTTGCTAAACAATTAGGCATAACTGATAGACAAGGGAGATTAGGTACTCTTTCTGGAGCTAGTGCCGCTTTAAGAGCTCGAACTTTAGGTATAACAGCAGCCGCTGAAGCATCTATGAGTCCTTTAATGGCCGGTCTTAAGTCATTAGGACCTGCTTTAACTAAGGCATTCAGTCCAATGTTTATTATTTTTGAATTTGTTAAAGCTCTCATAAGTGCTGATAAAGCTACAGGTGATTTAGCTAAAGAATTTAATCTAACATATGATGCAGCCGCCGGTGTAAGAAATGAATTAATCGAGATAGGCAATCTCTCAGGAAACATAGCATTAAACGCTCGATCATTACAAGAATCAATGATTGCCGTTGGTAAATCATTAGGTTCTAATGCAATGTTAAACCAAGCTGACCTAGAAACATTTACCGAATTAAGGGAAATGGCTGGTTATACCAATGAAGAATTAATTGGTATCCAAAAATTAACTTTAGCAACAGGTGGTAATTTAAAAGATAATACTAAACAATTTTTAGGTACAGTAGCGGCTTTAAATGCGCAGAATAAATTAACAGTAAACGAAAAACAACTATTAAAAGAAGTATCTAATACCTCTGCAGCTATTAAATTATCTATTGGAGGAACAACTAAAGAATTAGCCGCAGCCGCATTTCAAGCTAAACAATTTGGTATTAATTTAGAACAAGCAGATAAAATAGCAGAAAGTTTATTAGATTTTGAATCATCAATCACTAATGAATTATCAGCTGAATTAATTACTGGTAAGGATCTAAACTTAGAAAGAGCTAGATTATTAGCTTTAAATGGAGATATAGCAGGTGCATCAGCAGAAATTTTAAAACAAGTAAAAGGAAGTGCTGAATTTACTAAAATGAATCGTATCCAACAAGAAGCATTAGCTAAAGCAGTTGGTATGAGTAGAGAAGATTTAGCGGCTTCATTAATTGAAAGAGAAGCTCTTCAAAAAATAGGAGTAAAGGATGCAGCTGCCGCTAAAGCAAAATTTGATTTATTAGTAAAAGAAAAAGGATATGCAGCTGCTGTAGCTGAATTAGGAGATGAAGAATATGCCACCCAACTAAAACAACAATCCATTCAGGAACGTTTTAATAAATCAGTTGAAAAATTACAAGAAATATTTATTTCAATAGCTGAACCTGTATTACAAATTTTATCTCCATTAATGGATTTAGTAAATATTGTATTACCATTAATAATGTCATCTTTACAACCGGTACTTGCAATATTTAGAGCAATATCTGAAGTAGTTGCAGGTATTGTTAAAGGATTAACAGGAGATTTTTCAGGATCATTGGATTCATTTAAATCTATAGGAGATATAAATTTTGGTTCATCATTAGGATCGGGTTTACTAGGACCAATTCTAGGAAAAGGTTTAGCCAGTTTATTTGATGGCGGTATAGATCCAAACGGAGGATTGATTGTATCAAAACCTAAAGGAGGAATAGTAGCTCAAGGTATAAAAGAAGATAATGTTGTATTTACTACAAATACTATCAATCCTCCAACACCATCTAATACTTCATTTTCTATTAATGCTATCAATCCTCCAACACCATCTAATATTTCATTTCCTGTAAATGATATTAATAAAACATCATCTACTAATACTTCTTTACAACAAGATCTATCTCCACTTCTAGAAGAAATGCGAGCAATGAGACAAGAAACAGCTAAATCAAATAATAAACCTGTTATAGTAGAAAATACAGTAAATGGTACTAGATTTGGAACTGCTGTTGCTATGAATACTTACAAAACTCAATAAATACAATATTTATAATAAAAATATAACATTATGGGACTTTTAGACAAATTAACAATTCAAGGAGGATCAGTTTATTCATACGGAGATGGACAAACTCCACCAACAAATGCAGGTGCAACTCAACAATCAAAACTTCATGTTAATGGTAATCTACCTGGATACTCATTAAATGGGTCTGAATTTGGTGATGTAAACGATGCTTATCAAGCATATAACGATGGTATGGTGAATTTTTTACCTCAACCATCACTATTAGATATTAATGGTGCTACACCATTAGGGCCTTTAAGTGATCCCAATACTCCTTCTATTAATAACTCTTTCTCTAACGGACAATATCTTAACAACCTTCCTGGTTAATGAGTTTAGTTAATCTTAAGACAGATCTTACATCTCTTAAGTTTGGAAAAGATAGACCAGGTGGTGGTTCCTCAAACCAACCTTATATTAAGAAACCTCTTAATATAGATTTACCACCAGCTTTTGATTTTTTAGGCAATGATTTCTTACTGCGAGGAGGACCGGTTGGTGCTCCTTTAGCAACGGTCAATGATGTTGCTAGGTTAACTAAATATTTTACTGATTTTAAAAATCCAAGTGGTCTTTTATTTGCTGCTAAACAAAATTTACTTTCTAGAATAGCCGTTAAAACACAAACTAGTGGTTTATTAAATGAAGGAATTTACACCCCATTAAGTACTTTAGCTCAAGTTGGTGTAAGTGCTTTTGGTTTACATGTAAATAAACAAGGTTTAAATCCATTTGAGGAAACAGGAGCATACGCTACTAATAATGAAAATTTATATGCTGTAAAAGTAAGTCAAACATCTGGAGTAAATAGTGAAAATAATCGTTTAGTTGGATATTATGATAAATTTATAGTTCCAATTAAAACATCTGCACCTGGAGCTTCATTATCATCTCAAGATTTTGTTATCTTAGATTCATACTCAGGTGGACCAGGTTCAGATTTAGGAATTGGGAAAACAAACATATATCTAATTCCAGATTACAGAACAGGAATTAATAATATAAAATTAAGAAATTCTGATTTTTTTGTAAGGGAAAGAAAATCTACACCTGCTATATCTAATAATTTATTACTTACAGATCCAAGTGGAAAACCATTATCAAATCCTTCTTTAGAAGATGAAGTAAATTTTCTCCCCAATACTTTTGAAGATGTACCATTTAATTACTCAGTCTTTAAAAACCATCCCCAAAATTCTCAAATTGTAATAAATGGTAATAAATTATTAGGATTAAGTAATCAATATTTAAATCTTAATTCTCCCATAAATACAGGATTTACAATAAATGGAGGCATAGATGGAGATATTAGAGATGTAGGACAATTACAACTCCCAGATAGTACTCTCTCATCATTTACTAATCCTGATTTAACTACAAGCCAAGGAGTTTTTACATATACTCAAAAAGATTTAAATAGTATCGAACCTATTGGTCGAACTGGTACTACTACACCTGGTGATTTTAGAACTAAATTAAGAAATATACCTACTCAAAATAAGACTAAGGAAATAGGTAATTTAGCTAATGCTCCTGATTATACTAAAAAAAATATAGAAAATAGAGTAAAATTAGGAGATCCAGGTAATAGAAATGGAAAAAATCTAACTAGTTATGTTGAAGGAGCATTCAATGAAGGTTCCTTATTTGGTGCAGCATCATACAATTCATATGATAAAATTAATCATAAAAAAATTTATACTAGTAGCGGATTAAATGGAAAAGCTAATTTTGATGAAGAACCTAACACAAATGATTTAGTTAAATTTGCTATTAGTGTAATAGAT